CTTGGCCATTCTTTTGGCGGAGACATTACGAATTCCGTATACGGTCACAGAACGTTGGAAGAACTCCGCTCAGAAATAGAAAAGATAAAAGTCCCATTTGTGACTAACTGTGACTAACCGTTCCTTTTTAAATTGATTTTATTTATCCTAAATCAGCCTATCTAAAGTCCACAAAACCGCATAAAACAAGGGAAAATGGCAATTTTACTGATTTTTTCAAATAATGAAAAAACTAACCATTAGTTAAAATTTCATTTGAACTAACTGGTTTGAAATGCCCTGTTTTCAAGGCTTTTCAGCTTTTTAGAATTTTGGGTTTGTGACTAACATGTGACTAACCAGAATGTTCTTATTATTCCGAATATGATACAATATATCTTAAAAGCCCCAAGGAATTTGTTTCCAAGGGGCTTAAATTTATGCTTTTTAGATTGCAATCAGATCTTTCCAGGTCTTTTCTCCACACTCTCCGTCTACAGTCAGAGCTCCGTTTCTGGATTTCTGGTAAGCCTTAAGCGCATAGATGGTGTTCTCATCTGCTTTTCTGGATAAGCTCAGGGCTTTTCCATTCTTGCCCTTGAATCCTCTTGCACGCAGGATTTCCTGCAGCAGAAGGACAGAGGTTCCTGTGGATCCAAGTTTCACGAGGCCAGGTTCAAACATATAGCCAGCTCCTTTCGTAGTTGTTTCCGGTATCACAGCTTCTGGTTTCTTTGTTGGCTTGCTTCCGCTCGTATTTACGAGACCGGAGAAGTCGATATCTTTTCCGGTGAATCTGAGGCGGTGCGTCCAGCCATGACTGTACAGGTACCACGGCTGCGTTCTGATCTCGTTTCCGGAGTTGTCCTTTGTGTCCGTTGTTCCTTCAGAGCTTCTAGCATGGACGATGTTGTCCTTATCAATTGCCATCGCTACATGATGTGTAGTGTTGAGTTCCAGATCGCCTTTGATCATCTGCGCATGAGCCGTCTGATTTTTGGCCACGACCTCAAACCCGCAGTTTAACATTTCCAGCATGTTGCCGGTATAGCTGCAGTGCTCCTTCAGGTATCTGGCCTGCTGAGTAAGCCCATTCTTAAGGAATGCGTAGTAGTAAGCAGTCAGGGTCAGCGAACTGCAATCGAAAGACTTTGGTACATTGATTTCATACAAACTCCGGATTCTCTGGCTGTATCCGTGATCGTTATCATTTGCGATTCCGACTGCAAACTCTACCGCATCGTTCCGGATGTTCTGAATGATCTGTTCTTTTGTTTTCTTCACTTCTGACTCCCCCTTGTCATTTTCGGAATAATCTTTGTAGAAGACGTTCCGGTCTACAGTTCCATTGATTCCAGGAATCTTGGCCTTGCTGGAATACTGCCACCCTATCCCGAAGTTAGGGCGAATTCTCTCTTGCACCCATCCATTGTCATTGCCTGGATAATGAGCGATCCAGAATTCATATTTTCTCAGATGGCTGCAGATCACATTCATGTACCAGTCTTCATTACAGTAGATGCCGAATTTATATCCTGCTGCTACAATAATTTCTCGGAATGCTTCTGCCAGATTATGGACGCTCTCTGCTCCAAGTACTCTCTGTTTATGATATTCCAGATCAAGCCATATCGGAAACTGCAACTTCCTTCCATTCAGGACGGAAACGACCTTCCTGGCTTCGTTCTGAATCTCTGCGATCGTCATTGCATAACTGTATTTGTATACCCCGACCGGAATTTTGTGCTTCTCGCATCCGGAGAAGTTTCTCTCGAAGCAGCTGTCGATCACGTTGCCTGCTTCCGTAATCCGGAGAATAACAAAGTCCATCCCATAGCTCGCTACCTTATCCCAGTCAATCTGTCCCTGCCAAGCAGAGACATCAATTCCTTTAATTTCCATAGTTTCTCCTTATCTGCTTTCTAAATCGTTCAACTCTACTTCGATCTCATTAATTCTATCTCTTACCTTTTGCCTATCAGAATTTAATCTTTCCATATCGTAAGGAATCTTCTGACCAGTAAGCTGATACTCAAGAGCTTTTACGACTTTCCAATCTCCAATCTCAGATGTGTTAGCCTGTAGTTTTGAGCGCAAGGCCCTCAATTCGGCTTCTAAAGCGTCCTTTATCGTGTTTTCTTTAGCAATTCTTTCTTCCATATTACGACACTCCTTTTACAAATAATTGTTCATAAAATTTATCCGTGTTATATATTGTACGTTTGCAGTCGTATTTAATAAGATTGTTTCTCCATGATATATATTGACTTTCAATTTCTTTCATGGTCATTTCCCCTGTCTGGAGCTTCTTTTTAAAATACTTAAGCTTGTGCTTTTCACGTACAAAACTTGACTTATTTGGTTTATGTACAATCTTTCCACTATCTGTAACAAAAATTCTTTGTTTGAGAAAATTAAAGCCTTTGTCTATTCGTGAAACCTGTGTTTTCTTTTCATTTAGTTTCAAACCAAGCTCTGACGCAATTTTATTGATCCCTTTTAACACTTCTTTCAAAAAATCCTTACTTTTATGGATAATATAAAAATCATCCATGTGTCTTGCGTAATATTTGCACCCTGATACAGCCGTACAGTATATATCTATCGGAGTTGGATAGAATACTCCACATATCTGTGATACCTGGGCGCCAATGCCTAGACCTATGCCATTCTTGCCAAAAGAGTGTATTATCATTTCGATGATGTTCATTACATCTTTGTCGGGAATTAGCTTTCTTAATGCGTGAATGAGCTTATCATGAGGAATACTTTCAAAGAACTTGCTAAAATCACAAGTTAAAATATATCCTTTGTTTCCATTTTTCTTATAATAACTCCGCAAGTGCTGATCTAATTGCTTTCTCGTAAACTCAACGCCTTTACCTTTTACCGAAGCTCCGTTACTGTAAATTAGTTTTGGATATATGACCGGTTCCAACACATAGTCACAAATCGCTCTTTGCAAAACTCTGTCCCTGATAGACGGAGATTTTATATGTCTTGTCTTTCCCCTTTCATTCACATTAAATTCTACGAATCTATCTGGCTTATATGTGCCACTTTCAAGTCGTTTTTGAATACTGCGAATATTTTCAAATATGTTCGCTTCAAACCGTTGAATAGAATATTTCCAGTCAACACCAGATTTACATTTTTGAAAAGAATCGTACAGGACATTTAAGTCTAACAATGTTTCAAAATATTTATTTTTCATTTTTTCTTGATTAGGGCGCGTATATAGCTTTTAGACGTATCCATTGGCATCGCGCCCAATATTTACCCATTCAGGAAGGATAAGATTTCCTTCGTAAAATACACATGGCAAACAGTCTAATTGCGTATCATTCAAATCGCGGACGAACATAGTTGTTGGCATTCGATGCATCGTTGTAGTTCGAATTGCCATTGTTGTTGCAATTGCAAAACTGAGACGCAGAAGCTTGCAAATCTTACCCTATAAAGTTTTATTCTCCTTTCTCTAATTCTCTTTCTATGTTTCTCCTCTGCTTGTTGTCGGAGTGTCTCCAACTTTTTAACAGTTCGAGTTCAATTCCTGTTTTGTCAATGATAGGCTGGATCTTATTGATATCAATGTGAAAGTCTCTTGTGATTCCTTGCAAGATTTGCTTAATATCTTCGCAGTTGCAAACCGCCATCCATTGGAATTCTCTGCGAATACCATACTCTTCGTGCAAATATTTTTTTGATGGAAAGATTTTATTCGCATTTACAATGTTTTCAATAAGGTCGTCACATAAGTCTAAAAGTCTTGTTCTCTTACGTTCAACATACCACTCTGGGAATTCACTAACAAATTCGCGTTTTGAAGAGCAGCCATATTTAGAAAAAATATTATCTATAATTTTTTGATCTGATTCTGAAATATCTTTAATAACTTGATTTACGGAACGTGGGTTTCTTCTTGTTCCAAAATCACGCATTAGCCATTCCACGACTGCTTGATTTAAGCGAAGCGCGTTTTTATAAAATTCCATATCGGACAATGACCGTTTCTTTTCAAGTACTGACACGTTATGTTCCTTTCCTACATTATTATTTGCTCATCTTCACCCCGCCCCACAAGGGGCGGAGATATGAAGATTTCGCTACGCTTTGATTACGAAGCGCGGACGAACATAGCCGCCGGCACCCGACGCATCGAGGCAGCCCGAATAGCCATAGTTGTCGCAACGGCAAAACTGAGACGCAGAAGCCACATCTTTTAGAAAATACCAAGCACTTCTATTATTAATTGCATTTTTTGAAAAAGCAAACAGCTCAAATTGATGATTTGCAGTTCCCGTGTCAAATCCTGAAGAGGAGAATGTAACCGAGCCGTAAACCTCAATTTCGCTCATGAGAATCGCCTGCATATCAACCCATTCCCAATTATTGGAACACCCGGCAGCTGCGCCAAACTTATTTACCCCTGTTGCATTAATGCTGTTCGAAACAAGTTCTCTTGTTGTTGCAAGGTGCGAACCAAATTCCGCAAAAAGCTGTTGATTAATAGTTGCGCCTGCAGCGGTTGAACCAGCTGTTACGACCGGGCCAATAACCTTTGTGTTCATCTCGGAGCCTTTATATGCGCCTTCCGTAGTATTAGTCGGGTTCATTCGGCTTCTTCCAAAGTGCTGTGTTCCGCCAAATCCCATGCCAGGGACCATAACTGCCCATTTATCAGTTGCTGGTGATTTATCACCGTTTCCTGCAAGACCTCCAAAAGAAGCGAACGTTACGTATTGCGAACCTGTCAGCTGGTAATCTGCTACTGGATTTGGAGCGGATATGGGCCTTGACATTTTAAAATAGTCACCTACGAACAAGTCTTCAAAGAGAGAATATCCATCCGTTCCACCAAGGCGCTTCCAAAGTGAGCCATCGTTATAATAAGATGTGACATCTTTTGGAACAATGCGCGGAATATTGTGATACGCAACGCTATTCAAATCATTAATCGCTCCAAGGATTGTTTTGTTGCTTGTCGCAAGCTTCTGGAATGTTTTATCTGCGAGTTTGTTCAGAATCCAGTCTGAAAACACTGACAGACCAAGGCGCTTGTTTGCCTTTCCTGCAGCATCAAGAATCATCACTTCGTCTTTATCCGCAGGGTCTGTTTTTATCGTGTAATCTGTCCATTTTGGCATAGTATTAACTCTCCTTTTCTAATTTTTCAATTCTCTCAATGAGATTATTAATAGTTTCCTGCTGAGAATCTAACTGCTGTTTCTGCAATCGTACTAACTCAAATACTGCTGGAAGAAGCTTTTTAGGATCCCAGTCTTCAGCTTGTCCTTTTTCATTATACCTGACAGCATCCGGGAAATATTTATCAACAAGTTCTGCATAAAATCCGGGTATGCTTCGCTTATTATCAGGATCATCGTCTACTAAATAGCCTTCTTTGTATTCGAAGAATACTGGCCGCAAATCATAAAGATTCTTTACATCTGATTCTTCCATAAAGTATAAATGTTTTTTGTATCGTTTCGATGATGAAGCCTTTTTAAATACAAAGCCACCGCCTGTTATTGATAATGAGGTTAATACTAAATCAGTACCTGATCCAGTACCAATGTTTCTCATTTGCACACTTTTATTTAGATGACTTACTCCGGCTACGGTTAAATCTCCTCGAATAGATGCATCAGCTAGATCTGTGCCAGTACCTTCACTGTAAAAATGTCCATTGGCTTCAATGTGTGAACTTGATCTAATCTTTCCGCCTGCGTCTATAGTGTTATACGCTTTTATGTTTGTCATAGTCAGAACAGATTGTGATGAGTTTCTTCCTGTTATGCTTGTGCTTACATTTAACGCGCTACAATATACATCGCCTGTGGAAAACGTAGTCCCTTCTAGTTTTGATTCACCTGTCCACGTGCCAGTTTCCATGTTGTACCAGTTTGAAGCCCCTGTGGTTTTAATACGTCCATTATTTCCATCCAGTGTAACGCTATTATCACCGCTCGCCGCATATAAATATCCGCTTAAAACCTGCCATCCTGCCAGATACCCGGTGTCAATATACGAGGCATTCAAATACACTTTGTTGTCATAAAGATATAGCCCCTGTGTTTCCCCATTGTTGGTTAATTTATTAAAAATTTCCAACTGAGTCATATCACTGGCATCTTTTCCATCCTGCCCGTCTTTGCCCTTTTCTCCATATACGCCAATCACACAAGGAAGCGTTGTTGCCTTAGCCCCGTTTGTGAAGAAAGTCTCCTCATAGTTCCATAGATATCGCTTGTCCGGTGTTGGAGTCTGAACGGCTTCTGTCCATCCGGAACTACTTGTTGATACATCAGACGAACTGGACGTAGCAAGATAATGTTGTACAATCTTTGAAATTCCATTTCCGGTATCACCCTGCTTTTGCTTTGCAACTACAAATTCCTTTTCCGCGGACATTCCGTTGTAAGTTGCGGTTGCGGTAATTGTGCCACTATCCACAGACAGCCCGGAGACCGTGTACGTTGCTCCTGACGCCGAACCACTCACTCCATTTCCTGCCGAGAATGAAATGTTTGACTGTGCGGTCACGTTCTTGGCACCATACAGTACAGTTACCGTAGTTTTGCATGTTGGAAATGTGGTATAATTTCCAGATGAATCCGTTGGAATTCCTTGAAATTCATTTGATAGCAACACGCTCAACGTGGCGTATTTTGTCGCGATTTCGGTCGCAGTATTGGACGCGGTATCTTTTGCTATTTCAGATACGGCTTTTCCTTTTAATGAAAACTCTGTTGCGGCAATGTATACTTTTCCATTATCGTCAATATGGAGCGTGATTTGATTATTATTATCAATAACCTTAATCCCTTTTGCATTAATAAATTTACCTGCCAGAACGCCTGCAAGGATGTAATTTGCATTTATATACAGTTTCTTGTCCTGTATATAAATTCCCTGGTCTTCGCCGCCATTTGTCAGCTTATTAAATACCTCGTCCTGACCAAGACTTGTGTCATACTCTTTGACCGCATTATCAATGTCAGTTTTGTCCACATATTTGAAATCAATCCAGTCAGTGTCAGTAAACGCACCATCCGCTCGGCTTCTGACCGCTGTTTTGATAGAGGCTTCACCATCTGCCTTTGATGTGACCCAGAAATCCCCCATGTTGTACGGCGGTTTAGGTTGTTCGAAATAGACTGCCGCTTTGCCGTCAATCTTATCAAACAGATAATCTGGGGCTTTCTGTTCGACCCATTCACTGCCGTCCCACCGCCAGCGCGTGTTAGCGTTATTGGCGGTATTCTGCCAAAGGTCTCCTTTGTGAACATACTTGCCTTTTTCCCAGACAATTAAAATCTCATTTCCGCCTACGTCCAGAATAGGATTGCCGTCAATGTCTGTCCACGGAATCTCTTCTGTTTCTGTCCATTCAAGCGCCGGGTCTGTATTCTGGCTCCAAGTCTGAATTTTGCCATCAAGTTGTTCTTTGAGACTTTCAATCGTATCCGCAAAAACACCCTTGATAAATGTTGTGATTGCAGAATCATCTGTATATTTAGATGCTCTCACCCAGTCATCGGCGTCATAGCTTGTGCCTTCTGCCTTTGCCTTTTGACATTTGAGAATGTCCCCTTTCTTTCCCTGAACCCATAAATCGTCAATGTCGTAAGGAGGCACTGGTTCCGCTCCAAATATTCTTTTCTTTACATTCGCCGTATCCTGAGCTTTTGCCGCATCTGCCAGAGCTTTGACCACCGCAGTATCCTTCACGTAGTCCCACTTGTATTCGCCATTAATCTTTGCATATCTGTAAGCCTGCCCACCATATTCTTCATTGTTTACGATATAAAACAGGTCACCTAAGTGCTTTTCTTTAGTTGTATCATCTGTCCAAGTGGATGCCGGTTCATTGTTACCATCAGGAACATAGTCTCCAAAGAATGCTTCTATCTGTCCGTCAATCTGCTCCTGCAGAACCTTAATTTGTGGAGAATACACTTCTGTAATGAACTTCTCGACCTCGGCATTTGCCACATTTTCAGGCGTTTTCCCTTTAATTGTAAGCTCTGTAGCGTTAAGTGTGGCAGCTCCTGTCTTTGCATCAATGCGAAATGTAATGTTCCCATCATTGTCTTTTGCCGTGAATCCTCTTGTGTTAATCCAGTCAGATTGTATGCCGATAGCATACAGAATGTTCAGTACTGCATCGCCATTGCTGTCAAATCCAGCTTTCCAAGTCTGACCGCCGTCTACTGACAAAAAGAATCCATCAACGCCCGTCTTATATATCACTTTAGAATCAGCAAGTGCAGGTTTGTCGTGTCGGTATGATATAGTGGATCCATCTGACTGAATTTCTTCTGTATAGTAGAATCCAAGGGTGTTAGCGGCTAGTTCGTTCATCTGCTTTAGCTTTGCATCATAGGCAGTAATCTTTTTCTCGGAATCCCTCTTTGCATTGTCAACTTCGACTTGCATACTGTCTGGATAGTCGGCATTGATGTCTTCCATGCTCTTTGCATTGCAAGAAAGACTTGTACTTCCAGAAAAAGCAAAGTCCACATCTGTCAGATATGAATAGTAAATATTGCCTTTAATGTCGGAAAATGTAATTCTATCTCCAAATGTGGCGTATCCGATTGCTACGCTATCACAAGAAAACGGCCTTAATCTCATGCCGACAAGTTCTTTTCCAATCAGGTCAACACCCGTCTGTTCGTTTCCACTCAGAAGCTTGTTATCTATCGTGATGGCATATCCGTCTGTGCCGTACTTATATTCCGTCTCATTATCCGTATATTTAACTCCGGTAACAACCACATCGTCAACATCATAGGTAAGGTTCCTGATAGCATTTGGATTAAATCCTTTTCGTTCAAGAACTGTCTCGATTTCGTTACTTCCAACATCAAGGATAGTGTTTCCATTAATGTCATACCATGGAACTGTTTCTAATGTAATAGTATCCGTACCATCGTCAAAAGTGATGATTCGCAAATTATCATTCTCATCAATGCGAGCGTTGCCGCCTGCCAGAGCTGCAACCATACCGATTACTGCTCTAAAAGTGGTGTTCTCGGGCTTCTTCTGTACCTGATAGTCTGCGTTTTTAAAGGTCGCGTCACCTAACACAATCTCGGTCTGCTGACAGGCATCTTCTAAAACCTCTCTGGCAGAGCATGGGAAGACAAGGTTTGTATTGTAGCCTGTCTCCGCCTTGCTCATATAGTCCAGCAAAGTGAGATTAATCTCATCGGACGTGGCAGGCTTTTTTGACACAATAAATGTGCCACGGCGAATGGTTTCCAATCTATCAGACAGTTGCAAATTTAAAAACAGGGTGAACTGTGCCCCGGCAAAGTTGCAGTCAGAGAACCTATCATCATCATTGACCAGTGCCAATGTTGCTGTCTTTTCGATAGCTACACCTATCGGGAAGTCCCCGGAATCAGAAGAATCTACAATGCCGTTTCCATCAAGGTAGAAATCTTCTTTTTTCAAGTTTAAAGTTGTCCCATCGCGCAGCACCGCATTCGCCGTAACATAATAGTTACTATTTAAGAGAGATTCTGTTTTTAACTGATTTGTAACATTAATCATACCGGTCGAATGCTCCTTACATTAATAGTTAATCCTGTCCATCGTTCCTCATTGTCTTTGAGTGTTTGTGCTGCCATGTTGAAATTAGATGCATAGAACGTCTTGTCAATCCATTTGCCGGGGGTCCGAGGATCTTTGTGATGAAAGGTAAACTGACTTTTATTAATCATCAAATTTAGAATGTTCGCAATTTCTCCCCATTTAAGCTCACCCCATTCCATATCATATCCGGCGATAGTTCCCATTGGCGTGTTATGCATGACTAAATCTTGACTTCTTTTAGAGCTTTCCGTGGACGTGGTTGCGAACACTGGCTTGTATGTGTCAGGGGCCTTTATAATGACCCCATCAATCTTAAACTGTTCCTGTGCCATTTACACACCTCCTAACAAGAATGGATTCTGACCGCCATTTCTGCGTCTCCTAAGTTCTGCTTCATCAATGATGATATCCAGTAGCTTTCTACCAGATGCATTGACTGTGACATTGTAAGTGTTTCCCTCTCCCTGTCCTTTCCCAGACTCTTCCCGGACAATCTGCCGCAACAGACTTTCCGGTGCTTCCAAGTTGTTACCTTTCTTCTGGTCACCTAATACCGCAAGGAATTCTGACCTTGGTGGGATAACCGCGCCACTGGCCAGATAAGGTATAGTGCTGACACGTGGAAATGTTGCATGAAATCCGATAGTTTTTGTTCCGAATGGTGTAGGTACGTTCCATGGGCCGAAAGAAAATGCAGATTCAATTCCACCAATTGCATTATTAATCATCCCAACTGCATTATTGACAATACTAATCGCCTGATTAATTGGTCTTTTAATAAAATCTACGATACCTTCAAATGCAGATTTGACCGCATCTCTGGCAGCGTTAAACTTATCAGTAATAGCGGTTTTTATTGCTTCGACCTTAGTAGATACAAAAGTAGTAATGTTTTCCCATGTTCGAGATGTCTTGTCTTTTATTTTATCCCAAACGCCCGTAACCTTGGTTTTGATTGCATCAAACACTGTCTTTGCTGTGGTTTTGAGAGCACTCCATAAACCAGAAAGAGTCTTTTTGATTGCATTCCAAACCGTTGAGGTTGCTGTCTTGATTGCGTTCCAGGCAGTGCTAATGACAGCTTTTATTATGTTTAACGCACCTTTTGTTACGGTTTTAATTATTCCCCAAGCACCTGATACAACATCTTTGATGAAGTTCCACGCTCCATCTGCAATCTCTTTTATTCCCTGCCAAGCCAGTTCCCAGTCTCCTGTGAAAACGCCGACAAGAAAATCAATGATTCCGCTCAGCGTGTCTGCTACATCGCCAATAATTTTGATTAACGATTCCAGGACTTTTATCGCAGTAGTCCCTACGACATCAATTATCTTTGCCACAACCGGAAGTAAATTCGCGATTATCCAGTTAATCAAAGGCACTAACACCGATTCCCACAGAAGTTTCAGGGAATCAATGAGTTTTCCGAGGAATGTTTCTATCTTTAAAATCGCATCCCCTAATGGCCCCTCTAATAGCCCTTTGAACTGTTCTGCCAGTCCTTGCAACACTGGAAGAATGTATGTGTTATATCCGGTTATCAGAGTTCCGAATATGCTTGACAGCCCATCTGCTATAGAATCAAAGAACGGTTTTACATGCTCATCATACAGTCTGGATATTGCGCCACTAAGATTCTGAACAACTGTCAGAACTCCACTCGTGACAGTTTCTATCACTCCAAGACTGCCTTCAATCGCTGACTTCAAAATGTCTTTGTTGTCGATGAAAGGCTGCGCAATCATATTCAAAATATCTCTGCCAAGTTTTGCAGCTGTTTCTGTGAGAACCATTCCGATTTCAGCAAAGATTCCAATCAAATTCGCGGTAATCTGCTGTGCGGTTTCTCCACCAAAAACCGAGAAGACATCAGCAAAGGCAGTCGCAAGATTTCCTGCTATTTGTGAAATTTCAGCGCCGATGTTGAACATATCTATCAGATAGTTCTTTATTCTTTGCGTGTTCTGCTTTAAAAACTTTTCAATTCCGCCTATAATGTTTTGCGCAATTGTTAATCCAATTCTGGCAAATGAGCCAGCGACTTGACCGATTGCATATGCGTATGAATCAAAGAATTTATTCGCCGCTTTAGTGACTTCCGGGTCGGTAAAGATATCCTTTAAAGATTTCCATATAGAGTCAAGGTCTTTTTTTATTCCGTCAAAAATCGGCTCGTAGTCTCCTAATCCATCCCAGAATCCTTTTGCGATTAGCTTAGCCAGCTGTTTGAATCTGTCGATTATCTTTTTTAATGGTTTTGACATCTTATCGAGAACTGTCTCGCCCTCTGCTACTTTTCCATAATCAACGTTTTGCACAGCACCTTTCATTTGATCTAAAAGCCCGCCGGTTGCACTCGGCGTTTTTGACGATGAATCTGTACTTTTATCCGTTGAGTAATTATTTATTTCGTCCAAAGGACTAAGATATCCCTTTGCCGCCTTAGTAGCTTTCTTAGTTGCGTCTGCTGTATCATTTGTTGCATCTGCCAGCTTTTCAGCATTGTCAGCAGCATTTCCGTATTGGTCGGCCGTATCAGCTATCGCATCTGTTCCGGCAAGACCTGCGCTACTTGCACCTGTCTGACCAGATGATTTCTTCCCGGTGATTAACTCCGTAAAGGACTTAAAGGCATTTGCTAGAGTCGCCAGTTTGCCCAGCAAAATATTAATAACTCTCAAAACAGGAGTAAAGAGATTGATTAACCCCTGTCCGACTGTTGCCTTGAGAGATTGCAGCTGTAACTGCATTACCCTGACCTGGTTTGCCCAGCTGTCAGAAGTGCGAATAAAGTCACCTGATGCAGCCGATAACTGTTTCTGCACAAAAGCCAGACGGAGGGCAACTTTCTCCTGTTCGGTCATTTCGGACGTGGTTTTTCCGTAGCCATTTGCAAGTGCGTACTGATCAAGCGCTGACTGGGTCATTACCACGCCTAAATCTTTCAATGTTTCCGTTTCGCCCGTAAACACTGATTTCAGCTTGATATAAGCCAAATCTTGGCTGATGTTATAGAATGATGCCACATCACCAGTCAGCTGCGTTAGAGCTGTTGACATATCGTAAGCCTGTGATTCCGAGAATCCGAACGACTTGGACATTGCTCCGAACGTACCAACGTACTGCTTCGCCATCGTTTCAGATAATCCGGCTGAGGTCATGGCATTCTTTGCAAATTCATTGACCTTATCAGACATGGTTGTAAATGTAACATCGACCACGTTCTGAACTTCCGCGAGGTCAGAGCCGAGTTCCACGCACTCTTTTCCGAACTGTACCAATTTACCGACAGCAAACGCTCCGCCAATCAGCAGACCGATTTTCTTTACAGCACTCCCGAGGCCGTTAAATGACTGTTTTATAGCTGATACTCCGTTCTGCACACCTGACGTGTCCATTCTGGTATCAATAATGACTGAGCCATCAGCAGCCATGTGTCCACCTCCTAACTATTTGAGGTTCAACATCTCATTCAGCTTATTTTTATAAGCTTGCTCTTCTTCGCTGAGACGTGTTTTTATGTCAATTGTGTTTTTATTTTCCTGATAGAATTTCTTTTCCCATTTATCCAGACGTTCACCCTTTGCCTTTTTAGAGCGGATTCCAACAACCGTGTTAAATAAGCACTCTCCAGATTCCATAAAGTACCCGAAGAATGTCCACCAGTGCATATACGGTACTGCTCTAATTTCTTTTCCAGCAACCTTGTTTACCGCCGGAACAATCATATCTCCATCCTGCTCCCAGTCCATTAAACGTGGTTTGGGTTTATTCGGACTATCATCAACTTGACCGCAATCAATAAACTCGCAAGCTTTCTGACAAGCTTCTGTGAGATGTTCTGGGGGTATGCTTTGCCAGTCCTCGAACAAAATCTGCAACATAACAACTGCTTTCGCTTGTTCGTCCAGTTCCGGGTCGTTCATGGCTATGAGAATATCAATAATTACTCGGAAATCCGTCCTGATAGAAAAATCCACCCCACTGATATTTAGTGAGGTGGGTAACTCATAGGCGGTCATTTCGCATACTTCTCCGTGTACCTATTGACCACTTCCTGCATTTTTTTCTTTCTCTTTTCAATTTCTGGAGCGAGTGCTTCGTTTATTTTATCCAGCACAATATATGCGAACACCTGACCATTTCCAAACACAGTTGTTGCTGTGATTGGTTCTTTGAATAAATCCTTAGATGCTTCGTATCCGAGCATATAATTGATTTTGTCCTCAATCTGCTTATTAATCTCCGCCATCTCTTTGCTAGAAGAAACATTTTTAACAGATTCCTGAGCCTGTTCAAAGAAAGTTTCCAATTCTTCCGCTCTTGCTGCAACGTTAATGTCGGTAGGATTCAGTTTAAATGAAGAGAACACTTCGCCCTGTTTGTTTGTGAATGTGAAAAGAAGAAATCCATCATCAATGTTTGTATTAATTGTTTTTGCCATTTTCTATACCCTCCTAAAAATTATTCACTGTCAGCTGTAAATGTGCCGGAACTGATATCAAATTTTCCTTTTACACGTTCGCCAACATAGTTGACGGTAAACGGAATCTGATAGCCGGACGTATCACCGCCGTAGGAGGTTGGAACAACATAACAATCCTGCTGATATGCTTCATATTTGCCTGTTGTGGCTTCTGTCCAGAGATGAACTTCAACTGCTTTTGTTTTGAGATTATCGTCTTTGAGACGTCCATCTACGATCTTCTGTAATGCTGTGAACAGATCAGAAGTAGTGTCTGCATAGAACGGATCAGCGTCAGAAGAAACTTCGTAACCATTGTGCTTAAACGTGGATTCTCCAAGAATGTTTTTAGATGTTTCGGTATCGGGATTGAGTTCTACATTGTACTCTTCCAGATCTTTTCCAAGACGCTCATATTTCGGTGTCAGTCCTCCACAGAGGGAACCTGCATCGATATAATGAGCCATATATTTACGGTCAATCTTGCCTGTAACTGCCATAGATAAGTCCTTTCTGCCTATAACTTTTAAAGGCTGTGTAGGTTAGCGACTATCTCTAATTGATAGCCGGTTGTTACTTGCTATATTACTTCATAAGTGTTTTCGTAACGTACTGACAGCGGTAATAACCAGTCCTGTACGCCACTCTCCTGCGGCTCTAAACCGTAGGAATTATCACGGGTAATACGTTTTATCATTCGTCCCTGTGAAAGCTCAGGAAACGTATTTAAGCGTGTCTCAGAGCCATTTATGATAACTGGTTCTCGACATATCCATTTACCGAGGTTATCCAGAAACTTCTGAACAGATAGTTTTTGCCTCTCCTTATCAGATGCTGTGCGGTATACCACATAAAATGGGTACTGGCACACCTGATGCATCGTGCCGCAGACATCTTCTTATTCTGAATAGATTAAAGTT